GGGGCTACAAATATTGTACATTCTGCTCCAGAGCCGTCGCCTTCAACCACACATTTAGCATCGCCGGCAATATAATCCTGTCCTGTTGTAACAATATCAATTCTGTCCAACGTTCCAGAAACTGCAGAACCTTCTACGTTTGTTTGGAGTGAAGGGAGAGCATCAACGTCACCGAGTGATATCGATGCTGTTGCGCCAGTTCCACCGCCGCCCACTAATGAGATGAATGCAAAGGTGTACCCTGAGCCGGCATTTGTAATAGTAATAGCCGTAACTTCTCCTGCTACTACGGTAACTTCTGCGGTTGCCCCAATACCATCTCCTGTTATAACAGCTGCCGGTGCTGAGGTATACCCACTACCTGGTGCTGTTACGGTGATTGTATCCAATTCACCGTTGACGTCGAACTCTGGGGCTCCTGTTAGTTTTCTAACTGGTATATGTTCGGCGTCTAAAAATCTTGTCCTGTCCGAGGATGCAATTTGGAATAAAAATTTCCATACATACCCGTCGGAAGTTTCGTGTACTGAAGAACTAATACTATTAGGCTTTATTGTGCTTGGAGAATTGTAATTGTTGCCAAGACACTTGTACACTTTATATTCGTCTGTCATTACATAAAAGTTAGCTTCATGTAATGTAGACGCACCTGAATATGACAATGAACTAGGGGAGTAGTTTATGTCGTAAGTATCATAAACAGTCCCACTAGTCCAGTCAATTCTTCTTGCTAGTAGACAGATATCTGCTGGATTTATTTTTTGTAGAAACAATGTTTCATTTTTGAAATTGTTCACATATAAATCTGAGTCAATTGGAAGCTCAGGTGATTCTTCATCAGCCCAAGGTGTAGTTTTACCTACCGCAAAGTTAAAGATATCATATCCATTAATTATATCTCTATAATAGGATCTTGCTAACTCTGCTCTTCCAATTTGTCGTAGTAATACTGCCACTATATTTTCCTATTCTATTAAGAAATAGTTACGGTCCAAGTCACTGTCATAGTATCTTGAGCGCCTTTGTTAACTACAGAAAACACTGTACGGCAAAGCATAGTGCCGCCACTAGCGCCATTAAGAACGCCTGCTTCTGTAATTGCTCCTGTACCTGTACCTGCAGCAAATGATGCTACAAACTCAATAGAGTTATTTGTAACAGTATCAGAAGTTAGAGCTACTCTTGCCAGTTCGTTACCCAGCTGAGTATCGACTGAAGTTGCTGCTGTATCGTCTGAACCAATTGCCATGTGTGACATCGCTCCAGGTGTAGAATTCATTCTAGATGCAATAAAATCTAAACCTGCGTCAACGACTAGGTTGTTAGTAGTAAATTCTTCTTTTACCAAACCTTGAGCGTCTTTAACGACTACATGGACTTTACCTTTAGCCTTAAGGCTATCTTTATTAAACATTGTTATTCTCCATTTGTTTAAATTCCATATCCACTACCTACATAATCTCCGCCGAATACATCTCCTGCGTAATCCTGTAAGTTTAATATTCCAGAGTCTGAGCTACTAGTGGAATCTGGGGTTAAAGTTGTTGTTGTATTAAGTGCAACGCTATCTATAGCAGACGCCGTTAACACTAGTTTCTTGTGTTTATTTATATAGGAAATAATACTCCCTACGTAATCTTCCAGGAAATAATCTTGGGCAGCATAACTGTTTGTTAGAATATGTAATTCTTCAAACGTCTGAGCCTCGTCTTCGTATGGTACAATACCTGCCGTAATTGCGGGTAATGATGTAGCCGTTACAGAGTCTGTAATAGTGCCTTGATTAAATTCTAAACCAAATGAGCCCACTGCTGTGAGACTCTCTTGTATACCTTTCTGCATATCATAAACAGTATTTTCTGAAATTGCTACTGTTTCTGATTCTGCTTTGCCTAGTACCTTAGCAATTAATTCGGAAGTTGACTGATTTTCAGTAAACGTCCTATTGTACGAAATTAATGATGCGAATATATCAGTGACATTTTGTGCCTCCTGAAATTCTCTATTATAATCCACCACTCTATCAAATATCTGAGACACATTTGCTGTATCAGATTTACTTGTTTCAAATAGTTGAAGTACCGACTCACCTTGTGTGGTGGTGTCTTGTTTATTAATTCCGAAAGTCTTACTTACACTTTCAGAAACATTTAATGCCTCTGAGAAGTTTTTGTAAATATCTAGCCTAACTACAATAACAGAAGCATTAACATCATCAGTTGCAAAGAACTTACTGAAGGTAACACCGTCTGTTGCTATAGATAAGTTTGCGCCAAAATCTATATTGTGTTTAATAATTAGATCGCCGAAAACTTCCATACCCGCGGGGTGTACCAATTCTCTTATAGACTTGTTCCATCGGCTTTGTGGAATTCCGGTTTTAACAACGTAAGAATACTTTTGATATTTTCTATTATCTTGTAGTCTGTCTACGTCCGATAGTTTGCCTCTATCATTTAAGTATTTACCAGGATAAGAATATAAGTACCCTGTAATTAATTCGATATCAAAATTTAACCCACTTGGTGTTGTAATGGTCAAATTTGTATCTGCTCCTAAGAAGCCAGAACCAGATTGTACGATTGACCACAATGTTGGCATTCCGGTTGCGTCTACTCGTTCTACTCTAATATAAGCGCCGTTGTCGCCGCCGATATATGTGTATTCTTCTGCAAAATAATCTAGGGCATATCCTCTGCCGTCGTCTCCTGATTCATTAATCTCAAAAATATTACCAACTCGTAAATTAAGATTGTCTCCAGTGTAAGGGGTGACAGTAGTAACACTGTTCAGTGTTCTAATTAGATATCCTTCAGGTACTGTTTCGCCTCTTAAAGCAACATAAGTTTGAATGCTATCATAATTTAAAATATATTCGGGGTCAACATAACCAGAACCACC